CCTCCGGGGACAGGGAAAACTTATAGGCTAATTAATACCTATCTGAAGGAAGAGATTGATAAATATAAAACGCCTTTAAAACGAGTAGGTTTTTTTACTTTTAGTAAAAACGCAACCAAAATTTCAGTAGATAGAGCAACAAAATTATTAGATAAAGTAGACTATGATGAAGATTTAAAATATTTCTCTACTTTACATGCTCTAGGTAAAAGAGAATGTGGTATTGATACCAAAACACAACTTCTTCAAGGAACGAAATGGGACGCTTTCAAAAATTCCGATACGTTTGCAGGAACTTTAAATTTTACCACTTACGCTAAAGAAGATGGAACTGTAAGATATGGAAACGACTATCACAAACTCATTAATTTAGCAAAATGCAGAAAGATATCTTTAGAAAATCAATATGGCCTTCAAGAACATTTACAAGACATTAGCTATTCTAATCTAGAATATTTAGATCGATGTCTGACTAACTTTAAAAAACAAACAGGAATGTTTGAATTTATTGATATGATTTCTGAATTTATTAAAAGGAGAAAATGTCCACAATTTGACGCTGTGTTTTTGGATGAGGCGCAAGACTTAAATAATCTTCAATGGGAAATGTTCCACTATATTGAATCTAATGCTAAACGATCATATATCGCAGGAGATGACGATCAGGCTATTATGGGCTTTCAAGGGGCCAATCCAACACATTTCATAAGACTTCATAAAGATGAAAATACAACTATAGACAAATCTCTAGTCAAATCCAGAAGAGTTCCAAGAAAGGTATTAATATTAGCACAACAAATTTTAGATAAAATTCCTTTAAACGAAAGAGTTCTCAAACAATGGAAGCCTAGAGATTTCGAAGGAACAGTAAGCTGGGTATCTACTTTTGAACAAATTGATTACAGCAAAGGTAAATGGATGCTTATGGCTAGAACCAATAAAATGTTAGAACCTCTAAAAGACTTTTTTGAAGATAAAGGATATTATTACGCAAGTAAAAAAGGAAATAATTTAGTTAATATAGATTTACTGCAAGCTATCAATACTTGGGGAGATTTAAACAACGGACAACGGATGCATGCTAAATTAGTACAAAAAATGTATTCTTTCATGACAGTTAAAGGAGGAAGTTTAAAACGGAATTTTGGTAGCGGTGTCTCTCTGAAAAATGTTATAGAGGATCGAGTTAATATTGAAGACCTTAGAAACGAGCATGGTCTGCTAGCGGCGGGCGGCTGGGAACGAGCACTAGATAAAATTAATGATAAGAAAAGAAATTTCATAATAGCTATGGAAAAAAATGGAGAAGATATTTCTCCAACTGTAGAGCCTCGAATTAAACTGTCAACTATTCATGGAGCAAAAGGCGACGAGCGGCAAAATACTGTCTTAATGCTGGACATCGACTACAACAGCTTCACTGCCTATCAAAAAAATCCTAATCCTGAGCATCGATTATTTTTTGTTGGAATTACACGAACAGTAGAAAATTTATATTTAGTTAATCCTGTTGGAGCGTACGGATATCAAATATGAGTGAATATGATAAACAAATTGGTGGGACACATTACCGTAAAATGAAAATTCAGCCCAGTAAATTTGTAATAGAGAATAAATTACTTTTTCCAGAAGGAAATGTTATTAAATATATTTGTCGACATCCGTATAAAGGAGGAAAAGAAGATTTAGAAAAAGCTAAGCATTTCATTGATATGATTATTGAGAGAGATTATAATGGTTGAAGATCAAATAGAATGGCTGGCTCCAGATAATTTTCCAGACTTAAGTAAACATGAAACAATCTCAATTGATTTAGAAACAAGAGATCCCGATCTGAAATCAAAAGGATCTGGTGCTATCATAGGTAATGGAGAAATTGTTGGAATTTCTGTAGCTGTAGATAATTGGTGTAAATACTACCCTTTTGGACATATCGGTGGAGGCAATTTAGACAAAAAGAAAATTCTTACATGGATTAAATCTGTTTGTGCAACTAAAGCAACTAAAGTGTTTCACAATGCTATGTATGATGTTTGCTGGCTTCGTTACTACGGAATCAGCATAAATGGGTGTATTAAAGATACTATGGTGATGGCTTCTTTGATTAATGAGAACAGGGTAAGTTATACGTTAAATGCTTTAAGCTGGGAATATTTGAAAAAGAGAAAAGATGAATCTATTTTAAACGAAGCCGCAAAAAGCTGGGGAATTGATCCAAAAGCTGAATTATATAAATTGCCCGCAATGAAAGTAGGAAAATACGCTGAAAAAGACGCTGAGCTTACACTGGAATTGTTTAAAAAATTAACTGCAAAGATAGAAGAAGAAAACTTAAAAGAAATATGCGACCTAGAAACTAACTTATTTCCTTGTCTAGTTGATATGCGATTTAAGGGCGTCCGCGTGAATGTTCAAAAAGCTCGCAAACTGAAGCAACAATTAGCATCAGAAGAAAAGCAACTCCTGCTAGAAATAAAAAAAGAAACAGGCATAGATATCCAAATATGGGCAGCACGATCAATCGCCAAAGTTTTTGACAAATTGAATTTATCTTACAAAAAAACTTTAATAACAGAATCACCTAGTTTTACTAAAAACTTTCTTGCCACATGTTCTCATCCTTTAATCAAGAAAATATCAAGAACTAGGGAAATTAACAAGGCGCATACTACATTTATAGATACTATTATAAAATACGAACACAAAGGACGTATACATGCAGATATTAATCAAATAAGATCCGATCAAGGTGGTACAGTCACTGGAAGATTTTCTTACAGTAATCCAAATTTACAACAAATTCCAGCCAGAAATAAAGAACTAGGCCCACTTATTAGAAGTTTATTCCTCCCTGAGGATGAATGTAAATGGGGCTGTTTTGACTATAATCAGCAAGAGCCAAGACTTGTTGCACATTTTGCAGCAATTACCCCAAATGTAAAAGAGAATCCATCAGTCAAAGAAATTATAGATAACTATTCCAAAAATGACATAGATTTTCATGAAATCGTTGCAAAAATGGCCGGCATAAGTCGAACTCAAGCGAAAACAATTAATCTTGGACTATTCTACGGAATGGGCAAAAACAAATTGCAAGCAGAATTAGGATTAAGCACGAAACAAGAAGCTGAAATATTATTTGACCAATATCATGACAGAGTTCCTTTCGTTAAAGATCTTATGGAAGAAGTATCCAAAGGAGCTTCTGAAGAAGGAGAAATTAGAACTTTGCTAAGAAGAGGATGCAGATTTGATAAATGGGAACCTACAAATAAACATTGGAATAGAAAAACAATGCAATTTGAAGTTCCAAAAAGAATCTATAACAAAGCAAAATCTGATAAAGCTGGAGAGCCAGTTTATGATGTAATATACGAACCAGTTCCAATTCTATCCGAGGAAGAAGCAGACTTTCGTCATAAAGCATATCTAGCAGATTTGAAGAAGGGTTCTGAGGGAATAACTTTTAAAGAAATGTTCAGAAAAGCCTTCACATACAAAGCTTTAAATAAATTAATACAAGGATCTGCGGCAGATATGACTAAAAAATCAATGCTTGATCTATATAAAGAGGGTATTGTAGCCCATATACAGATTCACGATGAACTGGATATTTCTGTGAAATCTGATAAAGAAGCTAAACGAATAATTGAAATAATGGAATCTTCGGTTAGACTAAAAGTACCTATCAAGGTAGACTATAAATCAGGTGAAACCTGGGGTGACATTTATAATTAGGAGGAAACATGGAAACAGCTAAAAAACTGTGGGCAAAAGTTTTAGCTCATAAGAAAATTTCTATTGCAGTAGCAGTAGTAATTGTTTTATTAATTTTATACTAAAAGGATTTTATGTTGAATGGCGTATCTAAACGCGAATATTCCTGCGACTTATGCGCAGATTCGGAGAGAGTATCTCTATGATCTTAAAGAACATCACGGAGAAGCTGAAGACTGCATCATTTTCGCGTTGGCTAGTATCACTGGTCGTCCGATTTTATTCCATGCCATTATGGAAAA